GTTGGTAGCCTACCAGGATGTATGGCGGTTGATGGCTGTGCCGAAGTCCAAAAGAATGCGTAAGAATGTATCAAGGATGGCATTCCGATACGCAAAAATTGATTCAAAGGTCAGCAAATTATCAAGAAAGAATTTTCATCTGAGGGTTCTCAGAATCATACGCGAACAGTTAGTAGAGAAGAAAAAAAATCAAATAGCTTTCAGGCTTAACGCAAGAACATTTGCTTCCAATTCACAATTAAAGAAGCATATCAAAGCACTAAGACAATACAAGAAACCTGAATTCAGCTCTTTGGCCTCTAAAAAACTGTTTGGGTACAAATCGGAGACAAGTGGATGGAAACTTCTGAATGAACATTTTAAATTACATGGCAAGAGTGAATTACGAATGATGATAACTGAAAAGGCACAACCATTTTTCAGGTATACATCAAGCAGAATATCTCTTGTGTAAAAAAAGAATGTATTTGACGCAAGAACCTATGAACCCTGATAGAGAAATCCGTTTACAGAAAGCATTATCACTATCCAGAGGAAATGGACAACCAAAAGTCCCTCACAAAAATCATCAATGGCCAAAGGAAAGTAAACAACAACGAAAGGCAAGACTTAAAAAGTTACTTACTCCAAAACATACATTTGATAAAATAGGTGTTTCTAACAACTTCGTTGCCCCAGTTACATTTATTAATCCTCATGTTCCTGTAAAAATCAAGAAATCAAAAAAGCAAAAGGATCGTAGAAAAGCATACGAGCAATACATCAATCACTCAAAGAAATGGAGAGCAAAAAGAAAAGAGGCATTCAAATTATACGGTAAAAAATGTGACACATGTGGATCTAAGAAACACCTCCATGTGCATCATAAAACGTATACCAATCTATTCAACGAGAAAATGGAGGACTTACAAATCCTCTGCGAACCATGTCACATGAAACTTCACGACCGAGAGTCAAAATTCAAAAAAGATGAAGATGAAATATTTATTACTTCTTCCCCGAACTCGGTGCCTTCGGTTTAGGTTTTGACTGTTGAACTCTCACATCCCACTGACCCTTCTGCTCAATTTTCATCATCTCGGTGACTCTTCGCTCCTGTTCTTCGGTCAATTTCTCACCTCGAGCAAGCTGTGACTTAATGTTTTCAAGAAAGACTTGATTTGCCGTCTCCTGTTTGCTTGCCCACGCCTGTGCTCTGGCTGTCTCCCAAGCTAAATTAGCCTGTCCTTGACGCTCTGCTTCGGCCAGTGCTGCATCATTCTCTGCCGCTGCATTTGCCGATTGTTGTTGGGCCATGGCATTGTCCTGGATATCTTTCGTCTGTTGTGCCTGCGCTGCTGCTGTTTTCTGTGCCTTGTACATTTTAAGCAATCGGATTGCCCTGTAGATGTTCGGCTCCATCTCGATTTCCATTGCCTCGTAATCGTACAGGGTGCCTGCTTTGATGCCCTCCTGAACATAAACTGCAAGTCTGGCCTTCATTTCGGCTGTAGGCAATCTTAACAGGTAGCACCCGAGCTGGTGATGGGTGAGATCTGAAAGCAATCCCATGACCGCCATGGACCGTAATCCCAGTGCCTCGGTGTACTCGGGTGCTAGGCCGGTAGCCGCCATCCCTGAAATGTGCATGACCATTTTCTCATGCGTTCCAAGGTTCAATTGGTCGAAAGCTACAAATATGCTTCTCAGGGCATCGTCCGTTGATCCAGAGGCCATAAGCGCCACGGCCTTGCCCATCTCTGAGTTTGGTGTGCTCGCGTCAGTAAGTTCGTTTAAACCTATCTGGTCGCGAAGCAGGTTCATGTTGTTGATGATGTTCTGAAAGTGCTGCATCATGGCTGGGCTCATGCCGTTCTGCATCTCCTGGATCGGCCTCCAGTTGGAATTCTGTCCATCAGCTCCTTTTCTCCTCCAAAGCAAAATGCCGGTTTCAAAGTACAATCGGAGAACCTCTTTAGGCTTCATTCGGGTACCTCCTGCACCGTCCAATGAAATGTCCTGTAAGGCCGAAAATTCAATGTCAAGTCCGGCCGGCCGAGACTTCGCTGCATGGTGTTGGTACTGCAGCCAGTTGATTTGAATGTTGTTCAGAGTCGGGATAATAGGCTCAATAGGGCATTTTTTGAGTTTGTAGATGGTGTATGGGCCTACTGTCTTTCCTATGCTGGACTCGTTTTTGAGCATATCCTTGCTCTTGCCAAAGTTGACCACATACTTGGTCCCGATCACCCACATTGCCTGGTATTGGTTATCCATCTGATAGCGGATAACCTCATTGCCGGTGGCTTTTTTGTAAGACTCGGTAGTTCCTCCTTTTGCTTCGATATCCTTCCACCAGTCAAAAGACTCCTGATAGACGTTCACATTTCCGATCTCGTTCTTTTTGACCTTGTGGGTTTCCCAGTCAGGGGAGAACCAAACGGCATCCTTAACTGTGATCTTTGTGTGGTCCCAAGGGTAGCATAAATTCTGAGCATAGTAGTCGTTCACGTTGATGCTGTTCCAATTTGTCCTTGAAACAGTTTCGGCAATCTCCTTGTACTGCTCCTCTGTCAACTGGTTCCCGGCAATCTCTTTGAATTGGCCGATGGTCAGATCCCAGTCTTCGTACACCCACTTGGCATCATCACACATATTTTTCTGTGTGGAGGACATTGACATGCGATCTGGGTTGCAACTGCGCTTGCGTATCTTATTTCCTACCCGATAAACTTTTGTCGCTGCATCTCCTGTCTCCACCAGGTTCCGGGCAATATCAGTGAGGATGTCATTGTAGTTGTCCTGCTCGTTCATCAATTTCATCAGATCCTGAACGATCATGCAATAGTCCTCTTTGTAGAACATATTCATGAAGATGTCGATTTCTCCCAGGTTGGTAGGTGGAGGCACCACGTCCTCTTGAACTGGACCCTCAAATCCAATCCCTGTTTTGTCTGTAACTGAGTCTAAAAAAGGCTTGTTTACAATGTACTCCTCGAACTGCATACGCTTAATGCGCCTCTCATCCTGTGCTCTTTTGTCTACCGCTTGAATCCCTATATCGTTATTCTGCTTCAACAATTTGCCGATCATCACATTAACGTACTTGCTGGCCACATCCAGGATGGACCAGTCCAGAACCATGAAATCCATGGCGTTCGGATCTTTACGGGTTTTCTTATCCCTGATTCCCAATTGAGGTTTGTATTGGTCGATGGACTGATTTCCGCGAGCGTATGCCCGGAAGATAGCTCTTCGATTTACGCCATCTACAGTCCCTCGATACAATCCGTTTCCTTCGCTATTGAGTCCAACTGACTCCATAGCTTCGCACCACTTTAGAGCATACTCAGAAGTTTGTTTTGTTTCTGGACTTACAAAGTCCGATGGGAAGAGGGGATTTTTTTTGTCGAATTCCATAGCTATCGTAAAATTAAGCCGTTTCCTACATCGGCAAACCTACCTGATTCGCCTGAATTATCGTATGTGTCAAACCAATCGTTGATACTTCCTTCACTTGGACGTTCAATTTCAGATTTTTTTTCCGCATGTACTAATGTCATACCAGAACTGACCGTAGCATCGTAAATTGTTGGATTCAACGGATCGAAGTTCATCCACGATTCAATGGTGTTGTCGAACGGGCACCGGTGCACATGCTTGTTGATGTATTGCTGCAGACGCATGGTGTAGTAGTTCGTCACCTCCGTGGTCTGGGCCAACCCACCTTCATCTGAATTTTGCTGAACTGAAAGGCTTTCTCCATCCTCCAAAGTCTCATTGGCGATGTCATCTTTCGGGTACCACAGCAGCCAATCAAGGCCATTGTACTTGAAATAACCATTCAGCGTGTCAACGTTTCTTTCAGGTAGGATTTTGCACCCGAGAAACATTGCGGCCATGGCCATATCCTCAAAATATACCTCTGGATCGTCTGGACGTTTTATGTACTCGAAAATGAAGTTGTGTGACTCCCAATCCTTTTCGGCTTTCCCGTAATCGACCAATCCATCAAACAACCTGAACCCATGACCTGCCGCCTTGGATGCTCTTGGGTCTTTTGTTTTTGTGAACTTTATCGGGTCAGTTCCTATTCTGAACAAATGATTGTTGTTAGGATAAACCAATTCCTTTGATCGACCAGCGCGATTGTACCCCCACTCTTTCCTAAAGTTGTTGAGTATCTTCCACTTCCCAGGCTCTGCAATCCCTGAATATTCATCTGGGAACCATGCCCAGTTAAATCGTCCTGCATGTTCATCGTCTGTCCATCCAACCGGTCCAAACTTTTCTTTCAGCCAGTAGAGGTTTCCTGTACGATACGGCTTCTTGTGCATTTTATTCCGGATCTCTTCAAGGCGATTGGAAAGTTTCTGGATGTTGAATACTGATTTGCTTTGATCTTTAATGAATGCTTCGGTTGCGTTACGTGGAGACTTACGCATACGACTTGACAATTCTTTCAGATCGTCTTTTACGCTATCAAGGTCAGCTTGTATCTTTATCCCAGCCAGTGCACGGTCTACCTTGCCGTATTTATTACATGGAGGTGAATACTGTTGCCCGGAAACAGAAAATGGCTTTATTGAAGTATCGGTGTCAAGTGCTGAAATAAAATGTCTATGAATTTTTGATTTTGTAAATCCATTGCCATCCAATAATGTTGGATCGCTGTCCTTCCAAATCTTTTCACACTCATCACCACCCTCGTTCATCTCCTCCACCGTACTCTCCTCTCGAAGCAATCCAATCTTAACGTGGTTACGAAATACAGCCTTTAAATTTACTCCGTGACGAACATGAACGTCTGCAACTTTATTGGGATCAGTTTTTCCAACCTCCGAACTATAGGCATCTCCAAGGG